TTATTAGTATCAAAATTTTCTGCATAATCTTTAAAAGCTACGATAGAACCTGCAGTCCCTGCTGGTAAAGTTACAGTAATAGCATTAGATGAAGTATCTACAAAATAACCCTCACCATTTACTGCCGTAAAAGTAGCAGCTGTTTTGATTGATGTTTGCCAATTAACAGTTCCTGTACGACCAAAACCTGTTTGTGATGCACCTGCTGCTAAAGTTACTGTGTCACCACTAGCGCCAAGAGTAATAGTATTACTATTCTCGTTAATGATGTTCTGACCACATTGGTTTTGTATTGTATTTACTTTAATTGTACTTGTCATAATTAATTTTGAAATTTATACCTTATTATTACTATACCACTTCCTCCTGAATTTCCTGCCGCACTTCCTGGTGAACCCTGTGCACCGCCACCACCTCCTCCAGTATTTGTAGAGCCAGCAGTAGATACATTTCCACCACCACCTAAACCACCTATTGGAGTCGTAGGGCTACGAGAGCCTCCTCCTCCACCACCAGCAAAATAATAATTTGTTCCACAGTTTTCACCTGAAGTTCCAAAAGCATTTGGAACACCGGCACCAACACCACCAGTTGTTTGATTGTTACCACCAACACTATTACTACCAGCAGCAAGTGCACCACCACCAGCAGCAGCACAACCATTTGGTGGAGATCCAGCATATGAAAATGTTCCTCCAGGATTACCTTGAGGCGGCGTAACAGATGGTGTATTACCTGTTCCTGCAGAAATCGTTGGTCCAGAACCTGTTCCTGAACCTGAACCTCCTCCTGAACCACCTGGAAAACCAGACCCATTTTGTCTTGGATTATCATATCCACCTCTACCACCTCCAGTAGATGTGATTGTTGAAAAAATTGTATTAGAACCATTTGCTCCATTACCGCTAGGAGCACAAGTACCACCTGGATTTGGATTACCAGCACCACCGGCACCAACTGTTATTGGATAACCAGTTGCTGGTAAATTTAATGCAGTTCCTGTCAAAGGTTTTGCCGGATATGTTACAGGTGCTAAACTTGGAGAGGAATATCTAAATCCTCCAGCACCTCCACCTCCTCCTGAATCACCTGGTCCTTTTGCTGAACCTGAACCACCACCGCCAACTACTATGTATTCTATTTCGTTATTACCACTAGCATTTCCTGATTTAGTAACTGTAAATGTTCCGGGACTTGTAAATGTATGTATTTTAAAATCTCCACAAGTTGCAGTCGTGTTACCACCACTAGCTTCCACATATTGAGCACCTACTTGTGTTGTTGCATCATCATTTATTAATGACCAACCTTTTGTTGCATCCATATAAATTAATGTTGCTGATAAACCCTCTGTACTGAATATACTATCTCCAGCAGCACCATCCATATTGGAACCATTTCTAGCAATAGTTAAAGCATTGGTATCGAATGTTCTTGCATAATCTTTAACAGCTACAATATCTCCTACACTTGGAGAAGACGGTAGCGTCATCGTAACAGCACCTGAAGTTGTATTTATAAAATAACCCTCACCATTAACTGCTGTAAAATTTGCTGTCTTAAGAGTTGTTTGCCAATTTACAGTTCCTGTTCTACCGAAACCTGTCTGCGTTCCATTATTTGTAATCGTTACACCAGCAGGAATAGTAAATGAATCTCCACTATCTCCTAACGTAACTGTTCCACAATTTGTTCTTGGACTAATTTTATTTACTTTTACTTCACTCATAATTATTGAAATTTATACCTTATTATTACTATACCAGAACCACCAGCAGTTGCACAACCATTTGTGTTTCCTAGAGGCTGCGCAGTTCCAGCTCCACCTCCGCCACCACCAGTATTAGCTGTTCCTCCTGGACCTGGAGCGTTACAACTTGTTGCTCCTGCAGCACCTCCACCAGTTCCACCAGTTCCTGTTGTTCCAGAGCCACCATCAAAACCACCACCTCCACCACCAGCATAAGCTGTAGGTGTACCTGTAATAAAAGATGTTACTCCATTTCCACCATTACCTGCATTAGATGGTGGTGCTCCTCCTGCGTTTCCACCAACAGCACCAGCTCCACCTCCGCCACCACCTCTGTCATTTGAACCACCACTACCAGGTGCAGGAATTGAAGCAGAAACTCCGCCATCTTGACCTTGTGCTGGAGTAACTGGGGGAGTATTTCCTGACCCACCTGCAAAAGAACCTCTACCACCTCCGCCACCACCAGATCCTCCGTTTTTACCCACTGTATTAAATAAACCACCACCGCCACCACCAGCGCTTGTTATTGTTGAAAAAATTGAATTTGATCCACTTACACCACAAGTTCTTGACCCATCAGGTTTACTTACGGCTGCAGCACCTCCTGCTCCAACTGTAATTGGAAAAGCTGTTGCTGTTACTGTAATTCTGTTCGGTGCGTTGGGTCTACCATCTAAAGGACTTGCTGTGTATGTTGTAATTGGAGATTTACTTTCTCGATAACCACCGGCTCCACCGCCACCACCACCTTGCATACCACCACCACCGCCACCACCAGCTACTACAACATACGAAACTTCGTTATTTGCTGCAGCACAAGCTGCACTAGAAACAGTAAAAGTTCCAGGTGCTGTGAAAGTGTGAATTTTACAATTACCACATTCTGTTACTGTTCCACCTGTTGCAATTATAAAAGGGTTTGAAACGTCTGCTGTATTTGAAGTTTGAACGCTAGTCCAACCAACTGTTGCATCTACATAAACAAAAGTAATTGCAACATCTGCTTTATTAATTCTAAAATTGGAAGCATCTCCATTAATATTAGATCCATTTCTTGCAATTGTAATGCTGTTTGTGCCTGCAGAACCATTGTAATCTGAAACTGATACAATATTTCTTGCTGAAGGTGAAGATGGAAGAGTTACAGTTATAGCTAAACTAGATGAATCTACAAAATATCCTTCTCCATTAGCTGCTGTAAAATCTGCTGTTTTTTTAGTTGTCTGCCAATCTACAGTTCCTGTTCTACCAAAACCTGATTGTGATGCACCGCTTGCTAAAGTTACTGTGTCACCAGAGCCACCTAACGTTAAGGTAGTTCCGCATTGTGGTTCAATTGTATTTACTTCTATCTTACTCATTAAATAACTACTACCGTTCCTGTTATAGTTTGTGTTCCAGTTATAGTTACAGGTCCAGCTAAAACTCCAGATGCAATTGTTTGATCTTGTGAAAGAGTTGTAGCATGTGTAACTAAATAATCTGTAGCTGTCATAGATGGAGACATAGCTCTCGATGCGGGTAGTGTACAAAATACATTTTTAGTACCTGCTGAAAAATCTACTTTGCTATCACTATTTGATGATGAGATAACTGTATCTCTTGATAAAGTATCAGGTGAAGCATCAGTAACTGTACCAATACCTACCTCAAACTCTCCTGCAGAATTATTTTCTATTGCATAGAAAGTTGTATTAGTTGTACCGATTCCTGAAACAAAACTTTCATAACCTTGCTCAGCTCCCGCAAGATTCAAAGTTCCTGTTCCAGTAGTTGTACTTGTTTCCTTAACTCTATCGTTAACTATTAAAGCCATTACTACTCCAAATTTTATTACGCGTCGCCGAGTCTAATAATAGCACTAGAAGAATTAGCAGTTGGAAACTGAACAACGAAATCTCCGTTTGTTGCAGTTTTTGTTCCGCCAAAATCTAGAACTAATACAGCTTCGTTACTACTACTCTTATAAATTAGTGCACCAACAGCAGACAATGTTACAGACGAAAAAGTTAAGTCTGCAAAGTCTACAAAAGCAATGTTACTAGAAACACTAACACCATTGTTAGTTAAAGCATTTCCACCTGAAGTATAGTTTGTTCCAGATGTAGAAACTTCGTTACTCGTAGTAAACGCAGTTGTTGATGTTGTTAAACCTGAAATGTCTGTGTACAGAGCAAGTTTAAAAGTTGATCCACCAGAGGAATCAAAATTAAACGTGCCTTTTAACAGGTCTGTTTTAAAAGAGTCAGGTACTACATTTGCCATTTATTTTTCTCCTTATGGTGATGGCGATTTAATCTGAGAACGAATAACGCCATCTTGATATTCGTCTCTACGTCTTCTACCTTCTTGTTCGATAGAGTACGATTTTGCAGCCCTTCTATATGACTGTTCATAGTATTGTAACAGATCCGCTGGACCTTTCAAGTATCCATATGCTTCTACCAGACATGCATACAAAAGTAAATCCTGATATTTATTGGATACGTAAGTTCCTGCAGTGCTAGGTGTTCCTGAAGTTATTGTATCTGGTTGTTTTATATAAGCTAAAGTGATTTCAAACGTAGCGTTTGGTGTAGGCGCTACAACCCAAAAATTAGCGTCCCAATTTGCATAATATTTAGGTAACCCACTGGCTGTTGATGGAGTATTATAATACTCTGTCATAAAACTAGTATCTCTTTTTTCTAAAAAAACTTGATTATTAGAACTATCTTTTAATTGAACATACCTAATTGCTCTAAGATCAGATGGAATTGTAACATATCTGTTTCCAGATTGCAGATTTGATGTAGCATAAAATCTATTATCATCAGAATCTACTTCCCTATAAATTCTATTTTCAGCATTTTTAATTATTGTATTTAATACAGCAGTTGATAATACAGAGCTATCTACCTCTGTATAGTTTCTAATGTCATCTTGTAAATTTGTAAGTGTGTATGCCATTATGGTGATAGTGTAACCGGACCGGCCGATATACTTCCTCCTCCTATATCTGTGCTTGCAGTTGCTGTGTTTGCAGCCGTAAATGTATAATTATTAGCATCAACTTTAGTAATTGTAAATCCAGCAGATTTATTTATATCTGCACTTGTTATTCCAAAGCTACCTTCACCATCTCTAAATCTAACTACATCACTTGTAGATCTACCGTGGTTTTCTTCAAATACAGTTACAGTTGTAGAACCATTTGTAATTTTTAAAGGATTTAAAGTTAAAAGTCTTGCAACAGCAGGCTCTGTTCTATCTGGTCTTGCATTTAATAAACCTTGAGGATCTGCTGAATATGGTTTTGGTTCTAATTGTGGATGTTTAGGTTCAAACTCTGATATGTGAACTCTTGCACCATTCCATTCTATTACCATTTCAGAATATGGAAATTCTTGCCCAGATCTATCTGATATAAATTTTGCATATTTACCTGAAGATAAATTTGACATTATGCCTCCGGATAATAAACTTTAGGACTAATATAAGTGCTTGAAGAAGAACCGTCCTCTTGTAGTGCTCTTTGTAATTCATCTTCATATAACATCTTTAGCATTTGAACTCTTTCAGGTGCATTTTTAATTGCAAGATAATATGCTAAACCTGCAGTCATACATGGTACAAATCTATATGGTACGTCTGCATCGTTAGTATAATCTCCTGCATCTTGAATTCTTTTTACATAATAATAATTTAAAAATTTACCTGCTTCAGAACTACCAGGAGTTAAATATAAAGTAATTGTAATCTTATCTATAAATCTTTGAACAAAATATTGTGATGGTGTTCCTGTAGTCTTCT